GTAGAATGACCGAACCCGGAATGAAGTACACTATTGGAGGACATCCTTACGCTAGAAAAAATTACACTGAAACTGTTAAGAAGATTCGACGTGAAATAGAAACCAAATTGAGATTCACCCCAGGTTACTTTAATACATGTACCTTAAATTACTATGCAAATGGAAATAGTGGATTCAGGAATCATTCTGATTCTATGCCCGACCTTGAACAACCGATGTATGTTACAATGTTAACTCTTGGAGATTCTAATCGAGTAATGGAACTTACAAACCGCCAAACTGGTGAAGTTTATAGATTAGAATTGCCCCATAACTCAATGATACTTATGGGACCCTACATGCAAAGAACTTGGTATCATGGAGTTCCTCATGATAAATCAATTACTAAACCCAGGTTGAGTTTATCATTTCGCAGACAGAAAGTTGGACAGATGGTACAAGCTATTTTAACATAAATTTAACACTCCAGATTTTACCGTCTGGGGTTTTTTGTTTATATTTACATTATAATTAAAACAAACATATAATGGCTAAATATAAAATACCTAGAGACAGGGTCTTTAAAGATTTTGGAATCATGAGAACTATGTTCGGTACCTATATATGTCCGGGATGGATTCCTGTAGATGAGGGAACAACTAGAAACGATGTAGAGTTCAGTGATGATATAATTATTGAGAAACCAATAGTTTCAACCCAATTGAAGGCTGAACAACCGGTGGAACTAGAATTTAGGGTACCATCATCAAATGGGAAGTCAGAATATCTGGTCAAATACCAGAGAGAGGTTAACCAGAAAGGTGTTTGGAGTTGTAACTGTCCCGCATCAAGTTTCCGAAGAGGAGATTGTAAGCATATCAAAGCCCTTTCAATTGAAAACCAACCATTTGAAAATAAATAAAAAATAAATGGAATTAACATTGAATTTCATGAAACAAAAAGATATATAATACTATAATATACATAAGAAAAAAATCTTATATATATTTAGAACAAATAAAACAAGCAATAATGCAAGCAATTCAAAGACATATCAATTTAATGGAACAGCCAGTCCTTATGACAGGTAGCCCGATATGTGCCTCTTATTTTAGTAATGGGGATTGGAAGCATTATGGTTCTTTTGAAACAAAACAGGTTAATATGAGTTAAATTCTATTAACATACAAATATTCAAAAGGACCTTTCAGAAATGATTGGTCCTTTTTTGATTTTATATGTCTCTGATGGTTATGGCGACCGGTAGCATTGCAAACGCTACAGATACAGTTCGATTCTGTACGGAGACTCAAATTAAAACTTTAACATAATTTTAACACTTAAAGTTTTACCGATTGAAAGAATTGTTATATATTTACATAACAAATTAGAACAAAGGTTCTTTGACATACTGATAACCAAATTTGCAGATATCGTATAATGGCCATTACTTTAGACTTCCAATCTAAAGATGGGAGTTCGATTCTCCCTATCTGCTCACTTTAACCTTTTTACCATTTTGCATGGATATATAGATTATAAAAACATCTAAATACTATGCAAAGAGCATCAAGAAGGAAATACCATTACATTTATAAAACTACATGTATTATTACTGAAAGGTTTTATATTGGAATGCATTCAACGGACAACCTAGAAGATGGTTATGTTGGTTCAGGCAAAAGATTATGGCATTCAATAAATAAACATGGTAAAGAGAATCATGTTTGCCAGATATTGGAATTCTTACCTGATAGAGATTCTTTAAGAGAACGAGAAAAGGAAATTGTTAACCAAGAAATGCTAAATGAAAAACTATGTATGAATCTTGCAATTGGAGGAGAAGGAGGACATGGATCTAAATTCTTAACTAAAGAACAATTATCTAAAGGTTGTAAAAAAATGCATGAAATTACTTGGAATGATCCGGACTTTATTGAACGTAAGAAAAAAGACACTTCAATAAGAATGAAAGGTAATTCATATGGTCTAGGTAATAAATCTAGAACAGGATTAACAATAACTGAAAATCATAAAAGATTAATTGGAGAAGCTAATTCCATTAAACAAAAAGGAGAAAACAATTCCCAGTATGGTAAGTGTTGGATAACAAATGAAATTGAATCTAAAAAAATCTATAAAGGTGATATAATACCCGAAGGATGGAGATTAGGTAGAAAAATATAACAATGCATTGATTACCGGCCACAAGCCTCGCACCTTTACCCTAAATCGTAGGGATATACTCAAAATGGTGAGACCGGAAAGCTTTCGTAACGCATCCAAGTGGGCAGTAGGGGATGACGAAAAGAAATAAATTGTATAATGGTGAAAATATGGAATCGGCCGATAAACATAGAAGTAACATGTAACGAATATCCGAAAGGAGAATAACGAAGCTCGTCGGTATCAATCAAACACCTCCTCGCGGTGATACTGGAAATTAGTTATAAGTCAGGACACTGAGCCTGAATAAGTAACTAAAACCAAGTTTGAATAATGGGTTATAGTGTAACGGTTAGCACAAAACACTTTGACTGTTTTAGTTTAGGTTCGAATCCTAATAACCCAACAAATAATTGTAAGTATCGAAAGCCTATCCCAACACTTGATCAGTAAGTAGGACGGTTAGTATTGAAAACATTATTAGTAAGTGGTGGAGAAATCCATGCGGAGAAAACGATGCAAGACGCAAGCACAGGGAACCAGCCCGATGGCTTTACTTACGAAATTAACGAGTATTAGAGGAGCCCGGAGTCCTCGCTTACCTTGGACGTAAGAGATCGCAGGTTCAAATCCTGCATACTCGACTAAAGGATGGTTGCTGCAAAAAATACAAATTAGGCTGTTAACCTCGTGGTCGTCGGTTCGAGTCCGGCCACTGCTCTTCGGAGTAGTGTAGCTCAGTTGGTAGAGCACGTACAAAAACCCATCCTGAATTTGCCCGGGTGGTGGAATTGGTAGACACACTAGACTTAGGATCTAGCGCGAAAGCATTGAGGGTTCGAGTCCCTCCCTGGGTACAAAATTAGAGTTAGCTTATAGTAAAGCAGTAGGGACTAACCTACAGAACGGATACGAGAACCGGCTCTAATTGATTTGCCTCTAAAGCATAAATGGTGATGCACTTGTTTTGTACACAAGATAACAGGGTTCGATTCCTTGTAGAGGCTCTAAAACTTTAACATAATTTTAACACTTAAAGTTTTACCAGTTAAAAAACTTTGTTTATATTTACATAACAAATTAGAACAAAGGTTCTTTGACATACTGATAACAAAAAATGCTACCGTCGTCTAACGGCTAGGACACAACACTTTCACTGTTGAAACGGGAGTTCGATTCTCCTCGGTAGTACTATGTATTGGTTAACACTATACAATGAATAAAGGAAGTGTAATTTTGGGGCTATCGTATAACGGCAATTACAATGGTTTTGCAAATCATAAATTAGGGTTCGATTCCCTATAGCTCCACAACAAAAGGTCTTGTGAGCCCCATTGGCCGGGGAATTGCACTGTCACTGCTCTAAAATGAGGGTTCGAAACCCTCCAAGACCGCAAAACAATCGAGGTGTAGTAGAGTTGGTTACAATGTCGCCCTGTCACGGCGAAGGTCACGGGTTCGAGTCCCGTCATCTCGGCAAAATATACAGCGGGGTAGTGTAAAGGTAGCACGAAGGGCTCATAACCCTAAAGTCAGGTTCGATTCCTGCGACCGCAACTAAGTGATTTGGTTCTAGATATTCCGGACGTTGGCTTTAATAACGTAAAAATCTAAATTGGATTCTTAGCTCAGAGGCAGAGCGGTTGTTTGTTAGGCAACGGGTCGAGATTTCGAAATTCTCAGAGTCCTCAGGGGTCTGTTGACGTGGCGACTTATGCGAAACAAACCATGTCCAAGAGGTGAAAGTCCTCAAATTGCTCTATCGTATAAAGGTTATTACGGTTGACTGTTAATCAATTTATCTAGGTTCGAGTCCTAGTGGAGCAGCAAAACATGAGCGTTGAAGCACAATTGGACGTGCGACCGTGAAACGCACGGTATGGGTTATAGGTTCGAATCCTATCTTTGCTCCAAAAATTACCATTAAGGAATGATACGAGCTTCATACGTTCGAAAGGAGTCAGATGGTAATTAATTTAGGCGTATCATCTAAATGGTTAGGATATATCGCTGATACCGATACAATCCCAGTTCGAATCTGGGTATGCCTACAAAAAATTGGGTAGCAAAAGTCGTTCGGATACGGCAGCCGGTCTGTAAAATCGGTCCTCACGGGAGTGGTTCGAGTCCACTGCTGCCCACTGTGAACCTTTTTACCATTTTGCATGGATATATAGATTATAAAAAAATCTAAATACTATGCAAAGAGCGCAAAGAAGGAAATACCATTACATCTATAAAACTACATGTATTATTACAAATAAGTTTTATATTGGAATGCATTCAACGGACAACCTAGAAGATGGTTATGTTGGTTCAGGTAAAAGATTATGGCATTCAATAAATAAACATGGCAAAGAAAATCATGTTTGTGAGATATTGGAATTCTTACCTGATAGAAAATCATTAGCCGAAAGAGAAAAGGAAATTGTTAACATAGAAATGTTAAACGAGGAACTATGCATGAATTTGTCTTTAGGTGGAGAAGGAGGATTTTCTAAAGAAATTCAAAAAATAGGATCAGTTTTAGGAAATATTAAAAAAAGTGAACTATTAAAAAACGATGAAGCTTTTAGAGAAAGAATTTCAAAGGCTATGAGTCTTCAAATGAAAAGACAATATAAAGAAGGCAGAGAAAATCCAAATAAAGGACATTGGAAAGGTAGAAAACATTCTTTAGAATCTAAAAGATTAATTGGAGAAACCAATTCCATTAAACAAAAAGGAGAAAACAACTCCCAATATGGAAAATGTTGGATAACCAATGAAATTGAATCTAAAAAAATCAATAAAGGTGATATAATACCTGAAGGATGGAGATTAGGTAGAAAATAATATTAAACGCGAAGAAGGAGCTGTGGGTTCGAGTCCCACCTGGCATAGCTGAAACTGGGTCGGTAGAGAAATTGGCAACACTCGCCTTCGTAGGGGTCTTTTGTATAGCTGGTGCGTACGCTAGTCTGAAGAACTAGAGGAACAGGTTCGATTCCTGTAGGACCCACAATAAAATGCGATATCGGTGTAGGGTCGGTCTCATGAGCCGAATTGGTAGATATACCCCTGGGAGGTTCAATTCCTCCAATCGCAACAAATACGGGTATAGTGCAATGGTAGCATACCGGTCTCCAACACCGATGATGGGGGTTCAAATCCCTCTGCCCGTGCAAAAACGTTCTTGTAGCTAAATTGGTGAAGGCGCTCGGCTCATAACCGAAAGATATGCAGGTTCGAGTCCTGCCAAGGACACCAATGGTCTTATAGTTTAATTGGAAAAACTTATCGCTACGAACGATAGAACAAAGGTTCGATCCCTTTTAAGACCTCAAAAAAAATAGCGAGTGAGCTCGGGATCGAGGATGGCTCATATCCGACCTTAGATTGGTTCGAATCCAATACTCGCTACAAAATACAATCCCTCGAAGCTCATGTGGACGGGCACTCCGCTTTTAACGGAGGGGTAGATGGTTCGAGGCCATCCGGGGGAACTTTAACTTTTTTTGCCTCGTTGGCGTAATGGAAGCGTATTTCTTTTACATGGAAATGGCGATAGTTCGATTCTATCACGAGGTACACATGGTGATTGTAGCTGAATTGGTAAAGCACTTGATTGTGGTTCAAGAGATTGTCGGTTCGAGTCCGACCTTTCACACGACGGCGCCCATAGGACGCAAGTCTTGGTTATAGATTTATTCTTACGAACTCGGTACCTAAAGCTGAGCGGCCAGACAATGGGACTGGCTTTATATCCCTGTGGTGAAATGGTAAACACAACGAGCTTAAGCCTCGTAAGCTGCAGGTTCAACTCCTGTCAGGGATACAAAATGCCTTATTAGTTAAACGGATATAACGAATCTCTTCTAAAGATTAATTCTAGGTTCGATTCCTGGATAGGGTACAAACAAATTGGAAGATTAAGCCGAAAGAGTCTGGGTACCGGCAGCGCACTTGAAATGCGTCGATCATTAAAATGGTGTGCGGGTTCGAATCCTGCATCTTCCACAAAACTTGGAGAGTAATCTGAAGTGGCTTCAGCACTGTTTGCTAAACAGTTGGTTCGGGCGAACCGGATGGGGATCGTAACCTCTGCTCTCCGCAAAACGATTAAATCATGAACATTTACAACAAAACATTAGTAATTGATTCGAGCTATATGCCTCGAAGTGTTATCAGTAGTCTTAGAGCATTTTCAATAGTGTATAAGGGAAACGCGAAAGTGGTTTGGGAGCATGATTGTAAATTCGGTCTATGCGACCCAGATGCCGAAATCTGGAAGCCTTCGATTATAAGGGTACAAAAATACATTTATACTGAGCACCGAAATGTTCCTCTAACCAGAGAAAATGTCTTTAAAAGGGACAATCATAAATGCGTTTATTGTGAGGAATCCGATAGGAAGAAACTTACAATAGACCATGTTATTCCTCAATCAAAAGGAGGTCCAAACACCTGGGAAAATCTTACCACTGCCTGTAAAAAATGTAATGGTGAAAAAGCAGACTTAAGTCTGGAAGAGTATGGTAAGACCATTCCACAACCCAGAAGACCTCATTTCCTTATGTTAATGAAACATATCGAAAACATTCCAGACGAATGGAAACAATATCTATTTTTTGACAAGTAGATATGGGCCCGGTTAATTCCGGGCTTTTTTGTGTAAAATTGTTAATAACTTTTTTGAAAAAATGTTTCCGGATTCCATGGAATTGATTATATTTACATATCTAATTAAAACAAAGAAACATTATGAAACAAATAGCAACCTTACAAATTACAAAAACTCGTAGGCTTTATAACGATGTTGTAAGAACGAAATTAGAAAAAGCTAATATTAAGTTTACTGAGCAATGTGTAAAATACGGATATAGAATCATGGTTAATGAAAATGATTTTTCAGAAGCTAATAAAATTGTATTGAGTGTATCTCACACTAATCCTAAATACTAATTAAACAAACAAATATTATGGAAAACAGTATCACAGAAGTATTAAAAAAAGCAAATAGTAGTATTATAAACTTGGGAACTGCGAATGGCTGGAGTAAAGAGACCAATGACCAGTATCGTGCCTTAAGTGAATTGATGACACAAGGGTCTCAAAGCAGCAGAAACTTGGGTAGATGTTACAATGAATATAGTTTTGATGCCATTATTGAAGGAGAGAAGTATACAATAGTCCATACTGTAGATTCTGGTGATTAATTAGTAGAAAATGAAACAAAAAACTGCCCATTGAATATAACTTAAGTCTTTAAGCCTTTGGGTAAAATAAACAAATAAATTATGAAACAAGAAACACTTGAAGAAGTTGCTGAAAAATCATTTGGTGAAATATGGGCTACATTAACAGAAGAACAATCTAAATACCTAAAACCCTATATTAATAGACAAATAGAAAATGCTAAAAAATGGCAAATGGAAAGAAGTTATAGTGAGGAAGAAGTTTTAGAAATTTTAGTCAAAGCAATGAAAGATGTAAAAGTAAAACAACTTACATTTTTTGATGGTGGTTCAGAATATCCTATATA